TATTCCCCAGATGTGATATTTTTAGGTAGATACGAGGGTTATAAGGCTTCCGAAGGGCTTTGTAGAGGTAGGTTAAAATGGATAAAATGATCAAATATTTTGGTCGGACGAACAATTATGTAATTTAATGTAAGTTAGTAAATAAAATTCATATTATCATTTATTGTTGTCATGCCAAAAATCATTAGCGAAATTGCTCTAATTAATGGTCGTTATCGATATATATCTGGACCTAAACGTGGTCGTTTTGCTCCAAACCCACAGAAAAAATTAAAAACTAATCAAAAATTAAGTATTGATACTAGTAAAATTGCTCTAATTAATGGTCGTTACCGATATATTAGTGGTCCAAAAAAAGGTCGTTTTGCCCCAAAGCCAAAAACACAAATAGAAAAGCGAAAACCTAATAGACGCATTTCAAAAAGAGTAGAACAAAAAGAACGAGAACACAAAGAACGAGAACAAAAAGAACGAGAACACAAAGAACAAGAAGACCAAGGAGAACACAAAGAAAGAGAACACAAAGAAAGAGAAGTAAAAGAATACGAACGAATGATAGATTTAATGCAAATACGAAATATATATAATGATGTTACATCATTTATAAGAGATGATGCAAGAAAATCGATTATTTTTAAGAATTTAAGGGACAGAGATTATAGAGATATATTAGTATCCATTCGTATCCCCGATGATTATAAATATCGATTATATCTTAGTCTTCCAGGCCTTGTTCTTGACGGAAAGGAAGTTAGTGCAATACCTCTAAACCCCACAAATTTGGCAAATCTTATAGAAGAATTAGATGAAATGAAAACAAGAGAAGAATACGAAGAAGATCAAAAATATAGAATTCGTTCGTCTAGTGATAGACCAGAAATTAGTTGGAGTGATCGGGAAATTTTAGATACTTTGATTACTCTAACTGAAGTTGAATTATACAAAGAACCTAAGAAAGCCAAACCAAAAAGAGGAGGAGCATTCTTTCCATATCTAAATACCACAGACATCTCTCTAGAAAAATATGGGATATTTAAAGAGATAGACAAGGGTAACTATAGTGAAAACTGTCTAATATGGGCTATAAAGCAAAGTAAAAAAGTGGATGATGTGACAATTAATAATATTAAGCATTATGTTAGAGACCGACACTATCCCCTTAGCAAATTAGGAGAACTTGCTAAATTAATCAATTGCAACATTGAATTAAAAACTGATACCAACAAAACTAAGATTACACGTTATTTAGTAGACGGCGAAACTAAAATAACACCCACAATACATTTAGGGGTTATTAAAGAGCATTATTTTTTAAACGATGAAACCATCTACAATTGCTATGCTATTAAACACTATGAAGAAGTTAAACATAAAAAAAATTGGGAGCAATTAAAGTCCAAAGATTATCGCAGTAGTAGCCCTATTTCAGCATTTAGGCTTATAACGTTACTTTTGGAAGGAGGGCACATGACACCAATTACACTATCAACAGAAAATATCTTATCAACTCAGTATTATACAGAAGTTGAAAATTTGGAAGGTTTGGATTATCCCGACACATGTATAAAACCTGTGAAAGAAGAAAACAAAGTGCAAATAGAATCAAACCCAGACACATGTGAAAGAAGGATTTATTATATTGATTTTGAAACTTATCTTGATTCTACGGGTAAACACCAAGCATATTTATGTTGTTCAATTAACAACGATGGTCTAGAAAGAGCATTTGTAGGTAAGACATGCGGAAAACAATTGCTAGATTTTATATCTAAAAATATAAGACAGATAGGGGCTGACAAAGATGGTAATCCAAAATATGAAGTGCCCTTAATATATGCTCATAATATGGGTTATGATTCTAGTTTTCTAATTGAGTACCTTAATGTATCAAACATAATCGACAAGGGTAAAAGTGTAAAGTGTATGACTGCCACTTATTTTGGAAAATTACTTGAATTTAAGGACTCCTTTGCTGTTATTCCTGAAGGGTTGGCTAAATTTAAAAAGATGTTTGGCCTAAACATAAAGAAAGAGTATATGCCATATGAGTTGTATACTGAGGAAAATATAGCATCAGGTCTAATAGATCTAAAACTAGTTAATTTGAAAAAGATGGAGATTGATGTTAATAACTATATAGTAGGAGACAGATTTGATATTATTAGATATGCTGAATTTTACTGTCGTCAAGATTGTAGGGTACTTAAACAAGGTTTTACGAAATTTAGAAAATGGATGTATGATTTTACCAAATTAGATGCGGTTAATTTTATCTCTTTACCAGGATTGGCACATCAGTACTTTATTAACCAAGGGTGCTATGATGAAGTGTACCAATTGAGTGGCATTCCTAGAATGTTTATTCAACAATGTGTTAAGGGTGGACGTTGTATGACTAATGATAATCATAAGTGGAAAGTAACTGGAAGAATCAATGATTTTGACGCAGTTAGTCTTTATCCATCAGCCATGGCCAGACTTGGTTTTTTAAAAGGTAGACCCAAGGTTATACCAAATGACAAACTTAATATGGAGTTTCTTAATAGTGTTGATGGTTACTTTATAGAGATCAAAAATGTGACAGTGGGTAAAAGACTAAAATTTCCTTTACAATCTGAACTTGAGGAGGGGATAAGAAATTACACTAATGACTTTAAAGGTTCTTTATATGTGGATAAGATAAGTTTGGAAGATTTTATTAAATATCAACAAGCCACCTTTGAGATAGTCAGAGGGTATTATTTTAATGAAGGTAGAAACATGACTATCCAACCTGTAATTACCCAATGTTTCAACGAGAGAAAATTAAAAAAATCACAAGACAACCCCATAGAAGTAGTATATAAGTTATTAATGAACTCATCATATGGTAAGACAATCATGAAAGAAATTAAAGTAAACACGGTATTTAAGACAGGTAAGGAAGAGAATGAAAGGTTTAGAGACTCTAACTATAACTATATTAAGTCTTTCATCCAACTATCAGGCGATAAGTGCGTTTATAAGATTCAAAAATCAATAGAACAACATTTTAACATAGCCCACGTAGGCTCAGAGATTCTAGCCATGTCAAAGAGAATCATGAATGAAGTTATGTGCTTGGCTGAAGATTTAGAGTTATCTATATACTATCAAGATACTGATTCAATGCACATTTTAGATGAAGAAATTCAAATATTAGCAGATAACTTTAATAGAATTTATGGTAGAGACTTGATTGGTGAAGACATGGGGCAATTTCATAGCGATTTTAGTGTTAAAGACAAGCGAGATCCGGAAGGAGAAAAAAAGATCAAAAATATATATGCTACTCAATCATACTTTTTAGGCAAAAAGGCCTACATAGATGTTTTAACTACTGACAATGTAGAAGACAGAAAACATATGAAGACAAACTATCACATTAGAATGAAAGGCGTTCCCGGGTCTTGCATAACCAAAATGTTTGAAAACCCAGTTGAAGCCTATGAAAAAATGTTTGAAGGCGAAGCGATAACTTTTGATTTATTAAAATCAGATAAGGTAATATTTGTAAAGAATAGAGACTTTAGTTATTCTAAATGTACAGACTTTAAGCGCAAAGTTCAATTCTAATTATTTAATTTTCAAGGCGTTAAAGCGTCCTGTTCGTACTGTTCGTACTGTTCGTCCGCCATAAAATACAGATGGTTTTCCTTTTAATAAACTTAATACCTTTTCACTAGTTAATTTACCACTAATTCCTGCTACAGCGGCAGTATACCCATTTTGGGTTTTGTATCTATTATAGCATTTAATGGCTTTTTTATCAGCGTCATGAATGGCCGAGGCTTTTTCTTCAGGACTAAGTTTATTATTTTTCGCGATATCTCTATATGCCAGATCATGAATACGACTACAATTATCAATATCATTAAAAGGAGGGTAATTTTCGGTATCTTGATTCAAAATAGTGCCTGGCCCAGTAAAATTATGACAAGGCAAATGCAACTCGCCCTGATATAAAGGTCTGGCTTTGCCATTACAAAAATATTTTCGATAATAATTCATCATTTTTTGAAAGGTAGGAGCCGCGATATTTTTTATTAACTTGTTGCCTTTTTCAGCCATATAACTAAAAAGACTACCTCCAATCATTTCCTTACGGGTATTCATTTCATTATGGGTCTTCATTTCATTATGGGTCTTCATTTCATTACGGGTCTTCATTCGTAGCCATGTTTCCACAATTTCATTAAGATTGTTTAAGATAAGATCTTCCAGTTGTTGTTTATTCAAATTACTGACATTGGTTTTATGAACTCGTTTGAACGCTTTTAGCAATTGTTTTAATTCAGTTTTACGCATTTATTGTTTGTGCTTATATTTTAATTCAACTACAATCTTTGCATCAACTCTTCTCTACTAATAACATTATCATCACATTCTTCACACCCACCACTAAGCATACCACCACTTAATCCTGCACCTCGTCTGGTTTTGGGTTTAGTTTGTCTTTTTTTGCCATAACCTAATTTAGAAGCGACATTAGCAGCAACTGGCCCCACACCTGGGATAAAAGATAAACCAGTGCTGAGCGCTTTAGAAGATCTTAGTAAGTCTTGTACAGGTAAAACATTGCTTATAGTTCTACCCACATCTTTAATACCAGACCATAAATCTCCAAAAAGCCCTTTACCCATATGCATCGCGCCACCCATCATCAAAGTATTATCACTAACATAATCAACAACTGGAAACTCAGGATTGGTTTGAATTTCCTCCAAGGCTTCAGGAGTAAAAATAGTATCAGATTTAGTAACCTGACGATTCATAATTTGTGCCACACCTGGATATTGAGCCACTAGATATAAAGTATAAGTGATAGGACTTGAGGATAAATTACGGAGACTGGCTTGGACTAGAAGTGGATATTTAGCATTTAAACCAGGACTTTGATTGGCAGGAATTTGAATATCATCACCAAAACTCAAGGCCACGACTGACCCAACATATTTAGAAAATTCCAGCCAAGTCATATGTAAACCATTTTTGTTCGAAATTTTCCACAAGTCTTGTTGAGAAGTTTGTGCCAAAATACCTGAATCTGTACCCCACTTAATAGAAACATTTTCAATACCAGCAAAAGTATCTGTAGTTAATATAGTTCTATCTTGATCTTGGCGTTTGGCATAAATATATAATTTTTCTGGTACACCAGGTAAAGATAGAGCATTAGAAGAAAATGTCGCTTTTGTTCCAGCGTTAAGAGTCAACTGATTAGTGGGAAACAGATACAAATTATAATAAGGATATTGATACACCTTACTCTCAAGATACTTAACCGTAATATTATTAGGTTGCATCTCAGTATACAAAAGTTGAGGATTTTGATAAAAAGTTACAGTAACAGAATTAATTACGTTACCATTATAATGAGACCATACGTTTTGAGCCAATCCTGAAAAAGATAAATTAATTTGTAATTGATTAACACCCACTAAACCCGGTCTTTCATCATTTTCCCATAAAAGAGGCGAAACAAACATAGGTTCAGTAATAACATAATATTGAGTAGCCACACCATTACCATTGGTTGAAACTTGCTCTGGATCTGTGGGAAAAGCACCTCTAGGATCCTCCGCCACATTAGCACCAAATAGACCTAAAGGATTTCTATTTGAACCAATGGCTGTAACAGCAGGATTTACATCAGCATACTGTTGAGTAGGGTCAGGCATGGCGGGAGCCTGACTAAAAATATATCGTCTACGATTGTAATCAGTGAATCGTAAAAGCGCCTGTACATAATCCTTGGGTTGTTGAGTAAAACTCATGCCATTAATTTGAACACTGCAATTGGTCATTGAAGTTGACATGGGAAGAGCCCGTAAAGCATCGTTAGTGCCAATGGCCAATAAAGGGTTACCAGCCCCTGTAAAGTCAAGTCTAACAAAATATCTAACGGACATATTACGATCGATAATTGAATTATCACTAGGTTGTACAGTAAAAGTAACATTATCCGTATTGGTACCTGAAGTGGCCACACTTACTTGTGGTAAAACCTGTTGAGCACTTTGAACCACTGAATATTGACGAGGCTTATTAATATTTACTCGAGGGTCAATGGCCTTGGCAAATTTGACATTTTGTAAAGCAATAGGTCCTAATGAAAGCATAATAAAAAACTGGTATGAGGATTTTATTTATGTAATTAGATTATTTTTTTATTTTCGATTTGCTAACATAGTCAAGGCAGTAGCATACCAATCTGGTTTTTTTGATTGACCTAAAAATAATCTAGAAAATGTTTTTATGGGTATATCTTTCATTAGTATTCTCAAAACCACCCATCTGCCACAAGTATTCATATCGAAACCATCTTTTTGAAGTTTATAAGGATTGTATATGATTTGATAGGGTGACTTTATCAATAAACGAGTAAGGTAGGGTTTTTTATTGAACTTGGCAAATTTAAATTCTTCATCAGGTCGATACCCGTACGAATCAAAAAATTCGATATTATCATGAATTTTATTTATAGCCACCCAATGACCAAAATCTTCTCTAATTTGATACAATATAATCGCACATTTATCTCGACTTAATACTTCATCTATAGTATCGTAGCGGGATAATTCTTCGTAAGGAATGACTTTACAAGAAACAAAAGATCTAATATCTTGATCAGAGAAAGGGGAACTAGTTAATTTTGAAATCAGTTTATCCATTTATTTTATATCAAACTTTTTAAGATAGTCGATAAGAGAGTCTTCAAGATTGGGTTTATTCCATAATATCCAACGTGATAAGGCCCCGGGGGTTAGCGGATTAGTCCAATCTTCATTTTTCTGGTGTCTCTTTATATATCTCTTTTTTCTTTCCGGATCTTGATGAATGGTATAATCTGAATAGCCTTTGGCACCAAACCCAATCTTTTTAATTACACCATTAACTTCAATAACCATCTTATATTTGTATTTAGGCCCATCATCTGCTCTTAACTCAATAAATCTTAACATTTTTTATTTTATTTTATTACATAATACTAGGCAACATTCCAAGTAAAACTAGTGATACCGAAACCAGTATTGGGAAAGGCACCGAAAATTGTTCCAGTGACATCTTTATAGAAAGTTAACGCTCCCAGCCCAGAATTAACTATGACTTTGCCCACTAATTGAACGTTATTTTCCACCACTCGACATATAAAAGTCAAATCAGCATCAGGCATAAATCTAAGAGGAATTTCTGCCGTAATACCCACAGAAGGAGCCAACCCATCAGCAGTTCCACTAACCGCAGGGATATTCAAAGTTACAGTTTTTCCCACTCTAACCAACCGCAGTTGAATAGGGGAAGATGCAACATATCCAAATACTAGAACATTATTAAGGGTTAATTCTTCGTAGTAATTAAGGGTTGTAGGTGAATAATTAGCGACGGTATTGTTAAATCTTACTCCACCATAAATATTTACTAATGAATTGTCAATATCAGTATCAATAACACAGCCATTGTTCAGAGTTCCAGTGGTGGCTGAAAATCGGGTGGCAATTCCTTTTATTACATTGTTATTAAACAAATTACTAGTCGAATTGGTAGGCATTTGGAAAGCAGTTGTGGCATGAAACGCTAGGGCTGGATAAACCGTTACAGTATTGGGACTGGTGCCGCTATCACTGGTAGTTGATGAATCTTCAAATAGTAAATTAGATAATAATGAACTGGTGATAGAAGTAGAGGCTAACGATACCATAGATTGAGAAGTATTGGCATTATTGGCATAAATACAGGTGTTTCCGGAAATTAGACACATATTTACACCGGTTAGATTAATACTATGTGTTTGCACTCTGAATATTATATTATCACATATTTGACATCTTGAACATGTACTGGTTAGATGAATACCTGATATATTTGATCTATAAACGACGTTGCCGGAGACTCTGCTTTTAGTACCCGCACATCTTATAGCATCATCACCTGTGAACTGAAAAGTACAGTTTTGCACCGTAATAAAATTGGTGTATTGTGTTAATCTTATACCATATGAATAAGAAAATTCAGTAATAACATTTTCTACATAACAATTAAATGACAGTTTGGAAGGTACCCCATCAATTACTAAAGCACTACCACCAGAATTGTATAACAATAAATTCCTAAAGTTACAATTAATAGCATAAGTCACAGTAATGCTGTTTCCTGTATTTCTGATGGCATTGGCTGAACCATCTATAGTTAAGTTGCTTATAGAACAGTTATCAACAGGAACTCCACTGCTATTCATAAGAATTACATCGTTAGTGGCATTAGTACCCCATTTTATGATAGTATTTTCCACCCCTTGCCCCGTCAATTGAGTATTTGATAAATGAATCAATAGAGAAGCGTTTATATAATACAAACCTGAGGGTAATGTAACGTTTCCACCCACATCTAATGCCGCTTGAATAATGGCGGTGTTGGTATTCATAGCATCTGAACTATTGTTATTGGGAACAAGTAGGTGAAAAAATGGCCCAGATATAAAATTAGGGCTCGAAACTGATTTAAAATATGCATCAATTGGTGCATTTAAGCAAGTTGAAGAAGAGTTTATATGTTCCATCTTTTATTTTTTTATTACATAATAAAAATTCCCTTTTCATATAGTATAAATCTGGGGTAACTATTAGACACACATACCCATCTCGATTTTAAATTCATAATATCATTTACCTCATTTTTTCCAAATCCTGCGTACTTGGTTAAGTATACTTTGTAGTAATAATCTGAGCCACATTTGGGAAATATAACCACGTAATTTGATTCGTTCAACATTTTTCTACTATGTTTATAGTTTAAAATCTGATGATTGCAGCAGACCACATAGGTATTCTGACTTCTGGCACCTTCTAACAGTTGGTCCCGTAGGTGATTAATGGCACTTAAAAAGGGCTCGTCCAAAATATCACAATCGTCAAATATTACTAAAGAGTCTTTTAATTCTTCCATTTGAATAGGTTTGGCTAATAAATCTTCATTGATACGAATTCTCTTTAGTTTGTCTATTTCATCTAAAACACTATCTTCGTTTTTGCGACTAAAAAGGTAAATAGGGTTACGGGGGAATATTTTAGCATAATTATTAGCATAACAAGATGTCCAATAAGACTTACCTGCTCCGGACATACCAGCCACATAAATACAGTCTCTTTTATCTTGCGAAGGCAATAATTCGAGATGACCCTCGTGAACATCAAATTCGTTTTTATCTCTTTTTTCTATAATAGTTTTTGCTTCGTCCGCTATCACTTTTAGTTTAGGAGATATTGTGTCACTCTTACCTGATAAAAAATCAACCACCTTAATCATATCAGCGATTTTCAATTTTTCTGGTCTCTTCTTGTATAGAAAACTCTCTCCTAAAATTTCGATAAGATTTTCTGGTTCTAATTTATGTTCTTGATTTTCTGTTATGTGAATTATTTCTTTCTTTTTTCCACGTTTGTCCCTTATTAAAGCCACAGGTTTTCCTTCCACTAGACTAAGCATTGAATTGTATTTCTTGTAAAACGATTTTTTTATTTAATTACATCATATTTTTATTATATTACCTGGTAAGTCAATGTAATCCGTTGTAAGCCACTATTGGGGTCAGTACCAAAATTGGCTCCGGACGCCGAAGAATATATAAACATTGAACCATCTGCATTAATATTCATTCTGCTAACAGAAGCAACATTATTATTATATACAATTATTGGGTGCATTTCAGGTTGGGGAGGTCGATAACCTGAAGGAATTGCTCCTGCGGCACATTGAATAAATGTACTATTACCAGTTCCTATGATATTAGGCAGTCTCATGGTTACAGAATTTCCTATTTTGTCAAAGGCAACTGAAAGACTCTGAGGGGCTGATAATCCAGTAAACGATATGGATGTAGCAGTACTTGAATAGTCAAATAATGAATTATTACTACCTGCGTTTATGATAGGTGTCGTTATTACATTAAAGTAATTAAGTCCTACTTTAGTATTGTTAACTCCGGCATTCAAAACAATTCCATTGGCCATAGAAAAGAATGTATTACCAGAAATACAACCTGCTTCACTATATACATTTCCTGCAATAATTATACCACTATTCCCAATAACAGATCCAATACCTCCAAAAAAATTACCACTAAATGTGAAGTGTGCTTTTTCGGCTAAATATACTCCGGCTTGATTCTGTTTGATATAAAATAGACAATGATGTATATTAACATCAGAAATTGGACCTATGATATTAATTCCATTGCCAAAAGTATCAATATTTGTATCGCTAACATGAAGTTGACTACATCCGGTAATACCAGGCGGGGCATAAATGCCATTGGTACAATTCACAAAATTTCCCTGAGTAACGGTTACACCTTGAATTTGTGTGCCATAAATTAAGCCGAAGTTTAGATTATAAAACGAACATGCAGTAAAATTATAGGCCTGCCCAATTTGAGGATTAACTCCGTCGCATTTTAATTCTACCCCAACTCCAAGAGATGGATTGGAAGAACCATAACAAAGTAAACTTATGAAATTAATTTGTGATAGATTGGTAATTCTTATACACCAACCCCAAAGAGTTGTATCTTGACCTCCTTCTATTCCTTCAAACGTCAAATCTTCGAAAATACTCTGGTGACATACACCCTGATACCAAGATTGATTACATGTTATACAGGCTCTGGTATTTATAACAGTGGTTTTTAATGATAATCCTTTAAAAATAACACTCTGCTTTGGTCCATTTAAGTTAATTACAAATCCATCGCAATTGGTAAAATTAAGTGAAGAAACATTCGAACCACACCCTTGAATAGAAATATAATCAAATATATTCGGATTATTTGCCATGTTTATAGTTATCGTTGATAGAAATGTATAATTACCTTGACCAAAAATAAAACTTTTATAACCTTGATTAATGGCATTTTGCAGTGGAACTGAATTATCTGCCACATTAACACCTCCTCCAAAATATTCAATGGCTAGTGGAAATAATATTGAACTTGATGAAATTGGAGCCCAATTACTTCCATTGTAAAAATTAAATGTGTTAGTTGAGGTATTAAAAATTAAAAGACCTTGGGTAGGTGTTGATATGGCATTCATTTGAATTTGTGTCATTCGGGGTAGTAAAACACCTTTATTTTGACTAGAAACATTCAAAATGGCGTTTATTGCTGAAACTGTAGTTCCTACATTAGTTTCTTCAAGACTGCTCACCCCTTTAAAAACGGCATTTAGTGGGGCTTCTAAACATGTTGAACTTCCGTTAATATGCTCCATACTGTATAAAGATTTTTTTATTTACTGGCTTACATTATTTTTACATTTCACAAACACAACCAGGGCAGTGATAACCTGAACCTTCCATCGCTTTTTTGCATCTTTGTGCGTAACCATGCTTTTTCCAACCTTTTTTTGCACCTTCGCTTGTGCCCTTACCTCCTGTTCGTCCGCCCGATAAAACACCTCCTAGACTTTTAATTAAATCTAGTGCTGTTTTTTCCTCGGTTTTCTTGGCTATACGGCGGGGTTTGCTGGGTTTGGGTTTGGCGGCTTTTTTGGCTACTTTTTTTGGTGCTTTTTTGGCTTTTTTGGCACCGCCATGAAATGGTCCTTCTACAACTTGAACACCTTGTTCTAATGCGGCTTTTGGAGCAAATAAATTTTTGCGTGGTCCATTGGCCCATTTTAATCGACCTTGATCCATATAAACAGCAGACATTAATAATTTAAAAAAGATGGTTTTGTTTTTATTATGTATACACAATAAAAAAAGCATACAGTCGTACAAGATACCATTGATGTCTTATTCAGTGGTCAAAAAAGCCAGTGATCATTTTTATCAAAATATATATATTGCCAATCCTTCAAATGTGCCTATAAAAGCGACTTTTAATGAAAGACGAGATTTCCCTATATTAGATAATCCTTCAGAGTATGAATTATCTGTAATTAGGTTTACTATTCCAGGAAGTAGCATACCTATATTTGCTTTCAAAAATAACACATATATTGTCTCTTTTAGGTATTACGATGGTGTTACCCATCGTAATTTTGAACAGTATGTTGCTTATATTCCACCCACTCTCGTTAATATTATTCCAACTTTTTCTGCCAATCAACAATACGTATATTCTTATAACGCCTTTATTCAGATGATTAACGCTGCTATTGTTGTTGCTTTTAATGATTTAAAAACCACTTTTCCTGCGTTAGGAGTTACAAAACCTCCATTTTTTTCATATGATAATGTCTCATATATGATTACATTTTGGTATGAAAGTGCATTTCTCGGGTCTAATATTCAATTTTTTATTAGTGATCTACTGGCTGAAACTTTTGAATCTTTCAACTATACTGTTGACATGATTATTGATAGTCCTAGTGGTATCCCCGGTGGTCAACCTGATCCTCCTATCGCTGTAGATCCTACGCCCACCCAACGCTATGCCTATTCTATTCCTTTTCAAGATTTGGGAGTAAATTATTCTCCTAATATTTTTGCTCCGGGAAGTGGTGCGGTTTCGTATGCAGGGTATAATACTGTTCAAGAATTTCCTTGTTTATATAGATGGAATGAGGCGCGTGGTATCAGTATAGTGTCGGCTAATATCCCAGTTCAACCAGATCAATATAGTACAACTTTAACTCAATCTTTACCTGTGTCTTTTAAATTGATTACAGATTTTGAGTTCGATATCACTAAGGGTCCTGAAACTAGGTCAAATATTTATTATGTACCTACCGCGGAATATAGGATGATTGATCTAACTGATACTACACCATTAAGGGTATTTGACCTTAATATATTCTGGGTAGATAATTTTGGCAGGTATAATCAACTTTATTTATTTCCCAGTGACTCAGTCTCAATCAAAATTATGTATCGAAAAAAACAACAGCATGTAAAACTATAATAGAACTGACTTGCTAATTATTTTTTGGTTAGTTAACAAATAAAAATGTTTTCATCTTTTGTTGAAAAAATCAAAAATTGTCCAGATTCTCTTATTTGTCAGATAGAGGCAGGAAAGAAACATAGAGAAGAATCTTTAAAATGGTTATCTCATAATCAAGAAAGCCAAGAAGATAATAAAGAGGTTAATCAAGAAAGTCTAGCGAATAGTAAAGAGGTTAATCAAGAAAGTCTAGCGAATAGTAAAGAGGTTAATCAAGAAAGTCTAGTGGATAGTAAAGAGGTTAATCAAGAAAGTCTAGGGGATAGTAAAGAAAGTCAAGAGACAATTCCTAATTCTGATGAAAAAATACAAGCAACAAGACATTATAGAACTGAAATTGCAAATATGCGTAAACAAATAAAAGAGGTTCTTGTAAGAAATAGATCCTTAAGACAAAAATATGCGGAAATAATCCATGGTAAATATGATGATGAAAATAAATAAATAATATTAATCAGAGTTTATTGCATTTAACATTTTTTCACATTGATCTTCAGTTAGATCTTTTAATTTTTTTCTAAGTTCATTTTTGATAATTTTGCTTTTAGGTCCTCTTTTTCCATTTGAAGGTATATACATCTTATAATAAGTAAATGGTTTAATAGTTCCATCTCTTAAGGTTTTTCGTCCTGTACATTCTATAACTCGATAACCCTTTTCTTGGGCTATTTTTCTTGCTTCTTCTAATTTTTCTTTTGAAATGTATTTAGATGACATAGTATGGTTTTATTTATTAACTTACATTATTGATCGTCCGACCAAAATATTGCCCCTCTCAAACCAATATTTTTTGATTGACATAATTGTTCTTAAACACCATATTCTTGGATGACATTTGTAATGCTCCTTACAAGGGCTGCCAATGTTAGTTTCACCATAAAATGATTTTTTACAGCGGTGACATGTTTTAGTGGCTAAGCAAGGCCTAGATCTGTCGTAAAGCGTAAATGATGGTAAAAAGTCACTCAAATCGTAATTATGAATATTTTTTTCCCCAATCAATAAACAGGCCTTGGAACAATATGGCGCAAGAGGCCCAACGCTATAATGTTCCTGCTTATTAATGTTAATAAATTTCGAATCATTAATAAAAACACGTTTACATAGACTACATCTTGCCTTTGTAAGTTTAGGGGGTGTGCCAACATATTCGTCAATGATACCAATAATATCGCTATAAAGCGGGGTGCTATCTAAAATTAACCCCCGTCTATTATAGGGTTGGAGATCTCTGATATTTTTAGCCTCTTTATCACAAACATTATCGGCTTCAACACCAATTGTAATAATATCATCAGTTACATTAGCGAACACATCGTGCGGGCAGATACTATACATCTCTTTTTAGTTACAAAAACTAAGACAAAAATATATGATAATGTGACTTTATTTATTAACTTACATAATTGTTCGTCCGACCAAAATATTTGATCATTTTATCCATTTTAACCTACCTCTACAAAGCCCTTCGGAAGCCTTATAACCCTCGTATCTACCTAAAAATATCACATCTGGGGAATA